TGAAACTTTACCAGGAGCTCAAAACCTATCTGAAATTGCGGATATCGAATATATCCAAAAGAAATTGGTTACGGCACTTCGTATTCCTAAAGCCTATTTAGGTTTTGAAGAACCCGTTGGTGATGGTAAAAACTTATCTTTATTAGACATTCGTTTTGCAAGAACAATCAATAGAATTCAAAAATCGGCAATTGCTGAGATGAATAAAATAGCGATTATTCACTTATTCTTAATGGGATTTGAGGACGAGTTATCAAATTTCACTTTACAACTTACAAACCCATCAAAACAAGCCGACTTGTTAATGATTGATGTTTGGAAAGAAAAGGTGACGTTATATAAAGACATGGTTACTGAATTACCGAAATCAATACAACCAACATCCGCAACATGGGCTAAGAAACATATTTTTGGTTTCTCTGATGATGAAATTAAACTTGAGTTACAACAAATTAGAATGGAGAGAGCGGTATCGGCTGAACTTGATAATACTGCAACAATCATTACTAAAACAGGTGTTTTTGATACAGTTGATAGATTATATAAACCTGTTACAGGATCTACCGCAACACCAGCTGCAGGTGGATCTGAGGCAGGTGGGGCACCGGCTGATTTAGGTGCAGGAGCACCACCAGCACCTGACGCAGGAGCCGGAGCCGGAGCAGCACCACCAATTCCCGAAAGTGTTAAAAAAGATAGGTTTAAATTACTAACAGAAAGTAATGACGATAACTTTGATGAAGACGAATTCTTAGACTTCCAAAAGATGAATAGTTCATTAGGTGTTATTGAAGAACAATTAAAAAAAATAATGAAAGACTAGTATTGTGAGTAGGTTTGAAAATACATCTAAAAAAAATCTTAAAATGATTTTATCTCTTATGGATGAATCTATAGAACGTAATGGTAATCCTAGATCCATTGTCGATTATAGGAATGGACGTGCGATTACGACCGCATTGGAGACGATTGGTATAGAGATTAATAACCAAGATTTAAATTTTCTCGTCCAACTGCATAAACAAAATCCAAATTACCAAACTGAAGAAATAAAAATCCCAACCCTTAAGGTCTTTGAAGTTACGACGAGGAGACAAGCAGTTATGTATGTGGTGGAGTATTGGGTTAATACAGTTAGTAGTTATGTTGATGAAGATGATTTATCTGGTTATTTGACGGACATGGATGAACTTGATTGGTGGGAGGGTCAAAAAGTAGATGAAGATATTACTAGCGAAGAGACTACCGATACAGAAATTGATGACATAAATAGAATTAAATGATATTTATAACAAAAAAGAAAAATGTTTGGAGAATTAAAATCAAAAATAGAAACTTGTCTTACTGAATCTTATAAGAATAAAAATCTTAAAAGGGATTTATTTGTATTTGAGGAATTAGTATTGAAAAATAAAAACATTTCAAAAGTATTCTTTTTATATGATGAATTATCGTCAAATAAAGGTTTATCAGAATCAGTTGCGAATGAATTTATTAATGAGTCAATTACGGCTTATGAAAATTTAGTAAACAAAATTACACCTAATCAAATTAAAGAACTAAAATCTTGGGTTGGTCACATTAAGTGTGAAAATACTTATAAAAATGTTGATGATCTTTTTTCTACAAACGTTTTAACTTTAGAGAATAAAATCAAAAGTAAAAAAACAATTTTAGAATCTCTAAAAAACAAAGAACAAGAACAAAAAGAAATTGTACAAGTTCCATTAAACTCTATGGTGAATGTTGCAAACAAAACGGTTGCAAGATTTATTTCTTCTTTATCTGAATCAGAACAAAAAGAGTTGAGAAACATTTTATCCATACCAAAAGAAACTTTAGTTGAGAATTACAATAAAATTAAAGATGAGGTTGTTAACAAATTAAATACTCAAAAATCAGAGTCTGATTCTGAAACTCAAGAAACTATCGATAAAGTTTTAACTAAATTGCAGACCGAATCATTCAACGAATTGAACTACTATAAGTTAAGACAACTTAACGAAGGACTTTAATTTTCTTGGGATTTTAATCTTTGGATATAGGCTGCTTTTTGAATCTCAGCACGTTTTTCTACTGAAGGTTTTGTGAACTCTTTTCTACTAAATAATTTAGCATTCTGCTTAGTTCTAATAACCTTTCCTTTGAGATCTTTCAGGGCTTTCTCAATATTACCCCTTTTTACTTCTACGTATAACATAAATTTTTAGGTTGTTGATATAAATATAATAATTCATTACATTTAATCAAAAATAAACCTTTAGTATATGAAAAATCTTTATGAAGAAAGGGAAAACCACAAAATTGAGTGGGTATCGCACGTTTAAATCACATTATGGAACGATAGACGCACAGAACCTAAAATCAATTTATGTAAACATCCAGACATGGGTGGAACCAAAAGACGAGGTAGAAAATTGGAGCCGAGTTGTATTAAATATGTCAAGATCAGTTAAACATTCAGTCTTAGAAAACATAAACAAAGAAGTATTCGATTCTAAATTCATAGTAGACCTTGATTTGAGAACAAGTGGATTACAAATGAAAAAGAAATCATTCATGAATTTAGAAGTTAATCTATTTCTCCTCGAACCCATGGACTTCAAATCACCAAAATTAAAAAAACACGTTAAAAACATCATCAAAGAAATATATGGAGATGTTATGAACAAAAACAAATACTTTAAATTTTACCTAACAAAAAACGGAAATCAAAAACCAATAAAGAAAGAAACTGAAACTATTTAGTATTTATTAATAAAATATTAAATGAGCGATTTAAAAATATTAGGTCCAAGAGATTCAGGTCGTGGTATTCTTGTTGAATACGATGCTGGATATATAGATCCGAATGAAAGAAGAAACTTAAGCTTTATTAGAGAAAATAAAGATATATCGGATCACTCAAAACCATTTGAGTTTTATGCGGTTTTACAGAAATATAATACCCCAAATAGAAATGGTAGAGTATACCCTGAAAAGATCCTCAAAAGAGAGGCTGAGAACTATAAAAAGATGATCAATAAGGGTATTTCCCTTTCAGAGTTAAATCACCCTGAATCGTCTTTAATTGACCTTGATCGAGTATCACACATTATTACAGATATATGGTGGGATGGTCCTGTGTTGTTAGGTAAACTTAAACTATTAACAAGTCCTGGTTTCCATGAAAGAGGAGTTGTTTCCACTAAAGGAGATTTAGCTGCAAACTATCTTCGTCAGGGAGTAACGTTAGGCATATCTTCTCGTGGTGTGGGTTCACTTAAAAAGGTTGGTGAACAAAATGAAGTTCAGGATGATTTTGAGTTAATTTGTTTTGATTTAGTATCATCACCATCAACACCAGGAGCATACTTGTTTAAAGATCCGAGTGAAAGAATGAACTATGAAGAAAACTTGGATGAAGAAAAAAGGGTACAAGCTGAAAGACATGTTGGTGAAACAGGAGCTAAATCACTTGACTTAATGAATAGATTGTCCGATTATTTGAATAAATAAAAAAAATTATGGACGAAAAGTATTTTGTAGCAAAGATTACCACAGATATCGTTGATACTGAAACAGGTAAAGTTAAAAAAGTAAGAGAAGAAAAATTAGTTCGTGGATTTTCACCGACTGATGTTGAGGCTAAGGTTACGAAAGTTTATGAAAATTATTCTATGGATTGGAGAATCACTTCAATTAGTGAATCAAAAATTGACGAAGTAATCGAAGGTTAAGAATAATAATAATTTTCTGGAAATGGGAAAGGACAAAAGTGTCTTTTCCCATTTTTTTTTGTCTTAAATGTCCGTAAACCGAAATTTTTTGTAAATGATAGATATTTATTTGAAAACTCTTTAAAAAAGATATGGACAATAATAAAAATGTAGTTGAAGATGCTCTTTTCCAAATTAAGAATTTGGAGGAGACTCTTAAAGAAAACGCAAAAGGAATACTTCAGTCTACTATGAGTGAAGAAATCAAACAATTGGTAAAAGAATCCCTTAAAGAAGCAAAAGACGAAGAGGAGATTGACGAACAAGACGAACCTATGGCAGGTGAGGAAGAACTCGATACTGAAACAGAAGTTGAAGACGAGGACATGGACGATGAGATGGAAATGGGCGTAGACATGGACGATGAGGAAATGGATATGGACGATGAAGAAGAAATGGACATGGACGATGAGGAAATGGATATGGAAGATGAAGAAACTATCGATTTGACAAATGCGTCAGATGACGAAGTTTTAAGAGTATTCAAAGCTATGGGAGATGAAGATGGAATCGTTGTGAAAAAAGAAGGTGGCAATGTTCACTTTACAGACGGTGATAACGAGTATATGATCCAATTAGGAGAATCAGAAATGGAAGACGAATTATACGAAATGGAGGACGAGATGGATTTTGATGACCTTGAAATTGATGAAATGGAAATGGAAGACGAAATGGAAGAAACTATCTACGAAATCGAAATGGAAGATGAAGATGACGAGGAAATGGATATGGAATTTGAATTGGACGAAGATGCAGACATGGATATGGATGAGTTGGACGAAGACGCAGACATGGATATGGATGAAATGGACGAAGAAGAGGAAATGGAAGTAGACATGGAAGCGGTTATGGAAGCAGTTAAAAAAGCTATCAAACCTAAAGGAGTTGGAATCGGACATGGTCCTAAATTCAATTATGATAAAAAACCTAACATGGGTGGAGGTTTTGACGAAAAGAAAAAAGAAGCTTTCGGAAAAGGAACTAAAGCCATGGGAACAGGTAAAGCAAAATTTGAATACAAGGAAGAAAAAAATTGGGGTTCAAATAAAGGTGAATACAAACGTAAAAAAGTAGATGGAGTAGAGAAAAAAGCAGGTAATGTTAAAGGTCACTACAAAACTTACGAAAAAGAAGAAACTAAAGAAGCTGCAAGAACTTTAGGTAATGGATCTAAAGATGGTAGTCGTGGACTTAGAAAAGCAAGATTGAATAATAGAAATATGGAGTTCAACCCATTCAAACTTTCTGAATCATCAATTAACGAGGTTAACTTGTTGAGAGAGAAAAATGAAGAATACAAAAAAGCTCTTGATGTATTTAGAACTAAATTGAACGAAGTTGCTGTATTTAACTCAAACTTGGCTTACGCTACACGTTTGTTTACTGAACACTCAACAACAAAACAAGAGAAAATAAGCATTCTTAAAAGATTTGACAATGTTGAGTCTTTAAAAGAATCAAAAAATCTTTACAGAACTATTAAAGATGAATTATCATCTTCTACAGGTTCTAACGGAGAACAAAAATTAACTGAGTCAATTGAAAGAACTGTTAATAAAACTGTATCAACAGGTTCATCAGCAAACTTAATTGAATCAAAAACTTATGAGAATCCACAATTCTTAAGAATGAAGGATTTGATGGGAAAATTAAAATAAACATAAACACAAATAATAAAAAACCAAAAAAATGGGAGCATTATTAGAATCAGGTCTTGTAGGTAACATCGGGTTGAAACACCTTAAAGTTATCAAAGAAGACACAATTAACAAATGGGACAAATTAGGATTCCTTGACGGTCTTAAAGGTCACTTAAAAGAAAACGTAGCTCAATTATATGAGAACCAAGCGTCACACCTTATCAACGAAGCATCTTCAGACGGTCAATCAAACGGAGCGTTCGAAACAGTTGTTTTCCCGATTGTAAGACGTGTATTCTCTAAATTGTTGGCTAACGATATCGTATCTGTACAAGCAATGAACTTACCTATCGGTAAATTGTTCTACTTCGTACCTAAAATCCAAGGATATGAAAACGCATCTTCTGAGTATGCTAACTTATACCCTGACACTGTTGACACAGCAGGTGGAGAGCACTACGCACCACTAGGAGCACCAAATGGTCCTACTAACCCTAACGTTGGTTATGACGCAACAGCTGGTGGTTACCCATACAAAAAAGATCTTTACGATTTATTCTATGAAGGTAACGAAGCATCTTTAGATCCTCCAGGATTGTTCGACTACTCAAAAGGTAGATGGACTGCGGTAACTGCTAATACAACTGTACAAGCGTGGGTTGGTAGTTCATTAACTAACACTACTATTAACTCATCTTACACAGGTAACCAAAGAAAAGTTATAATCAAATTAGAAGGATTTGCTAACGCAGGTGCTGGTAAATTGATCGGTCCTGATGGTAACGAAATGGATACTGAAGCATTCCTTTCTGACTTAAGAATTTATGGTAACTCAACTCTTTCTGCGGATACAACACCATGTAACGTTATTAAAGGTACATACCAAGGTAACACAGTATTTGTTCCTTTATTATTCAGAGTTGTAACTCAAATTTACGGTAAAGGTATTGTAGAATATGGTAGTAACAAACAAACACAATTTACGGCTAACGGTAATAACTATAACAGCCCATCAACACCTCCAACAGGTAACGGATCTAGTTTCTATGATGTATGTGATGCTAACGGTAGAATTTACTTAGAAGTTGACTTATCTTGTCCTGTATGTGCTGACTGTGACGCAACATCATTAGATGGTTACACAGGTACTACACTTTTCTCAGGTGGTGCTAACGTATTCAACGCTTGGTATAGAAGATACGAAAGCTTAGAATTCGAAGATCAAATTGGTGAAGTTTCTTTTGACCTTGAGTCAGTAACTGTATCTGTTACAGAAAGAAAACTAAGAGCACAATGGTCTCCTG